CCAGGAACACGAATTTAAACCACCATAACCCACAAAGGTAAGATCTGTGTCACAGAAGAGACAACGTAATACCCAAGCAGCGCGTACAAAGTCCACTGAGAAATTTGCTGAAGAGCGCCAAAGGCCGCCATTGCAACCGAAGACACCGAACCAAGATAAGTACCTTAAAGCATTAAAGAATCCAAACTGCCCAGTGATCATTGCATCAGGTGTGGCAGGTTCAGGCAAGACCTATTTGGCGTGTGCTTACGCTGCTGATCAGTACATGCAGAACCGTGTACAGAAGATCATTTTATGTAGAGCTAACATTCCCACCGGGCGCAGTCTCGGTGCATTTAAAGGGGACAAAGACGACAAGATGTTGAACTGGGTCATGCCAATGGTTGATGTACTCAAGCAACGCATGGGAGCAGCGCGCTTCGACATCGCATTGAATAGCGGCAACATTGAGCTGCAGCCTTTAGAAACAATAAGAGGTCGTAGCTTTGGTGGTGAGAAAGAAGGCGCCATAGTCTTGATTGACGAAGCACAGCAAATGACTGTTGAAGAGATTAAAGCGGTCACCACACGAATCGGTGAGAACTGTATGTTAGTGCTTATGGGCGACTTAGCTCAGTCGGACATTAAGCAGACGTCAGGGCTGGGGGTTCTTATTACGCTACTAGCCAAGCACAACCTGCCGATTACAGTTGTCGACTTTGAGATCTCAGACATACAGCGCAGTGATACCTGTCGCATGTTTGTAGAGCTCTTCTATAAAGAGGGCATATAACATGGAAGCACTGTTTGAAGCATTGGCTTTTTTAGTAAAGGCAGCGACCATTGGTGGTATCACCGGTGTGGTCCTGGCTATCCTTGGGATCGTTCCCATTCAGTTCAACCGGTACATTGAGATCCATGTAGATGAGGCCGATAAGGCTACTAAAATCTTAAAATCTTGGGGGCTCAGTATAGAGGATATGGAAGAAGAGGAAGAGGGCGAATAGGGCTTAAAAAAGCTGGCAGGAATCCTGGCAAACCGACCGTAAACTACCGGTATTCACCTCGATTTTCCTGCCAGCTTTTTTATTAATTCGTTATAAATCAATGGTTTAAAGTTCAATATAGAAGATCGAGTCTCTCCGTCCGCACCATTTAACTCCTTGATTTATAAGGAGATTGTTTTAGATGCTGGCAAAATGCTGGCAATCGGTACTCAATCATGTACCTGCTCCTCGATTTGCTTCCTATATGCTTCCTCTAATTTAGACCCATGCTTTGCTCCTGTTTGTTGAATAAACCGAGCGTAATATTTTAGCGTGGTCGCACTGTCAGCATGGCCCATCTGTTTCGCAATATAAGTCAGATCTTCCCCAACTTGTAACATTGTTGATGCGTAAGTGTGTCGAGTTTGATAAGGCACTCTGTACCGCACTCCTGCTTTTTTTAAAGCGGAGATCCACTGTGCGCGTATTTTATTTGTCGTACTCCAAGGCAGACTTGTGAGTGGGTTCATAAACACAATGTCATTAGGTGGGGTGGCTCGATGAAAAGAATATTCTTTGTAAGCTAACAAGCACTGCATCGCAGGGTCGACAAGTTCAACTGTTCTAAAAGAAGATTGTGATTTAGGAGGTAGGAATTTGTGTGGGCTAGCATCTGTTAATACTTGATCTATTAAAACAGTAGTGCTGACAAAATTGACGCGGCTCCAGCATAGCCCTCGGATTTCTTCGGGGCGCAATCCTGTAAAAAACTGGAACATGAGCTGTAAGCCGAACTGTCTAGGTGCGGCTCTGATGATGGCGTCACGCTCTTCCCAAGAGAAAGGATCAATGCGCGTTGCCTCAGACTTTATAACGACCGTTTGTTTCTTCAGTTTCTTGCCGAGTAGGGGGTTTACAGCAATAATGCCTTCTTCTACCGCTTCATTGAGCGCATCACGCATTACAGCGATACGCTGAGAGCGAGTACTTGGCAGAACGTCCATTGCTAACGCCCAATCTTTAATCATGGGCCACGTTAATTCAGCCACGCGCACCTCAGCCAGTTTAGTATTGAGTACTTGGCCATGGATGATTCGATGGTAAAAGATGCGGGTGCCTACGCCGATGTTGTAGTTGGCATCAAGCCACTCTTTTAAAAAGGTGCCGAACGTGTACCGGCTTGAATAAAGCTTGGCTCTAGGTGAGTCAGGAAAGGTCGTTATGTAATCAAACGTTCCCGCTTTAATCGCTTCATTAATTTGAGCTAGGTGGACGTAACACCGTTTGAGGTTAGCGGGGGTGGGCTCAAGTTTGATCGTTTCGCGCTGGCGATCTTTGGGCGTTGGGTAGCGGAAGACAATTTCGATCGTACTTTTAGAGACTGCCCTGACGTTTGTAAACTGCTGCTTCGGTCTACCCATGCTTCGTACCCTCCAAGGCTGATTAGTATCCTGTTGTCGGGTGCTCTTGAGAATACCTCATTCTCTTGCCATACACCTTCGCTTATTTTAGATCGTATAGCGACTTCTGTGTAGCCAGACAACTCCGAAAACTTTCTGATTGTAACTCTATCTAACATCATCTTCATAGGACTCCACCAGTTTATTGAGATACCACGCTGCCTTTTCGGCATCCTCAGCGGTGTCCCATTTTTCCCTCCATAGGTATTTAATTACGGTCGCTTTGCAGTGGGCCCGGAATCCTTCTGGTCCTAGTGCAGCACGTATGGCATCGATGCATTCAACCCCTGTGTCGGATTGGTAATGGGCCGGTTTATTAACCATGTCTTCTTTCATAGTATTAGCTCTGCTTATATTAACATTCAAAAAAATAGCGGTCTATTTTTGTGGTGGGCCCTGGGCGTTATCAAATTTGTTTACACCAAGCGAAGTTTGCATGTTCGGAAACTGCGCTTCAAAAACACCAAAGACAGGACTCGTGTTTGCATAAGTGTCAGTGTGGATCAAATGCCAAAGCCACTCCCCACAATGCATCCACGCCATCTTTCGGCTTCGGTTATTGTTTAAATTAATTACCAACATTTAAAATTGAACCCCGCGAATCACACCACGAACGGTGATCGTTGGATCAGTCAAATCTATTGTGGTGCTTACACCGACAACTGTTGGGTGGTGAGTAATAACCTCATTACCATTGATACTACTAACGACACGGATTAAACAAGCGCCTTTCCCAATACGGACAAGAACTTGGTTACCTACTTCCCATTGTGTGAGAGGGTCGATGATTGCGTACTCGCCATGGTTGTAGCGGGGTGCGTATTCATCAGTATCAATCTCGACTGCAAATGCTTCTGAGATTGTGTGTGTCATAATTTTCGTTACCTTTCCTGACACGGGTTTCCCCGATAGGGTTAATGTAACTGGGATTTCAATACTCGTAGTGGGGCTGACAGCATGAAGAATCTTGTACTCCTGAAGACCTCCAACTAAAGCCCCAAGATCACAACGCAGTAAAGATGCTACGCTAAGGACCATCATAGGATTGATGGACACTGTACCGTTGAGCATTTGACTGAACATCGGTTGGGTTACCCCAAGCCGAACTGCCGCCTTTTGTTGTGTTAAGTCTATCCCAGACTTGTTTTTATTCGCTCTCCATACATTAGTGATCCTACGTGACATTTCTAATGAGTCACTTGAAATGCTTCTCTTTTGGGGCGGCGCTTTGGTTATAGTCATCTGTTTCCATCTCCATACAGATTTGTGTGAGCCAGCTTGCAATACCTTTGGCTGGGGTAAGGCTCAACATGTTTCTACTTATTCCATCGAGCCAATCATCCTTCCCAGTGAGGACGATACCTCCCTCTGGGCAACCTATAATACAAGCACAGCTTATCGAATGTCCAGACATTTTTATTAGCCAGGCTAATTGTTGTGCAGATAGGTTTGGTTTAATTACTGTGGTGCCGCGCTTAGGTAACGACTTAATCCACTTGTATTCGACCCAGATATTTCCTGCAGGGCCTGCATACCAACAGTCAGGCACACCGCCAGCATAGTTATCGTGGACTTTCCATTTGTGCATTTCAGGAGGAAGATGGCGGTGGACGGAACGAATGTATCCATGCTCATTCAAAGGGTAGGGCCTCTTTACTGAGGGCTCCATCCACCAATAAAGGGCGTTACTTCCGTACAACGCCCGTTGCGCAGTGCTTACGCTGCTTTTTGTTCTACGTGACCAGACAGATGCTTGTAAGCTTCTTCTGCCTTAGCGTGTAGGTCAGGGGATGCCCAGCCTTTGCGCTCGATCCTGTAGTTAAGGTAGGTCTTACCGTTTTTCTTATTCTCTTCTGTGACACCGGCTACCGCCCATACAGCTGAGAAACGATCGCCGCCCGCTGCTGCAATCTGATTGTTCCAACGATTAGACACTTTGGCCTTAGTGCGAGGGAACTTCATGATTGCGCCAGTTGCTTTACCAGTCTCTAGATTAAGTACGAGTACATAGTGACGAGGGGAGTCGTTTATGTCGTAATTATCCATGTCTTCAAATTCCATGGCGGGCGAATTGAACGCTTGCTCAATAGCTTCTTTGGATTCAAATTCTTTGGTGCTGGTTGATAGGTCAACAAACGGGTAGTTGGTGTTCTTGTTCCAGGCCATCCAGAAATGATCGTAGTACACGTTGACTACTAAACATTCTGACATGATCTCGCGAGTCTGGTCATTGAACATCATGCCAGGCTTTGCCCCAGGAATATAACGTGCATGACTTTCGTCACATTCGTTGCTGATCTTTTGGAGCAGCTTGATCTCTGGAATATCATCGGAGGAAACGGTCACGTTTTCGTTGCCAAGTCCGGCAGCGTTGGTTACGTGGTCTGGGGTGTCATCAATTAGCATTAAGCTTGATGGTGATGCGATTTCTTTTTTAGACATTGGATTTTTACTCACTGTAGTTACATTGTGCGCTGAGCCCCGATCGGGGTAGCGTATTTATTATAAGCCGTGCTTATAGATATGTATATAAGCACGGCTTATTATTTTACAAAGCTCGAAGGTTTAACTTACGGTCTTTGAAAATCTCGACACCGGGGACTTCATGCCCCAGGTTTAATAACTCACGAAACGCTGCAGCACTCATACGTTTTTGTAGGAGGTAGAACGAGTCGTTGTTTTTGATGTAGTCATACACCAGATCCCAGTCCTTAACAGTAGGGACGTCGGTCTCTGAGATAGACACGTTGGCACTAAGACCGCCGATGCGCTTAGCTCCTTGCTCGTCCATCTTGACAATGATCTGACTTGATAGTTCTTTGAAGTCTTCCTTAAGCGCGTTGACTTTCTTTTCGTCAGCACGGATTACTTCACGTAGTTGATGTGCCTGTTCGATCAGGTCACCTAGTTTTGATTCAGTCATTAGTATTCTCCAGATAGTGGAAGCATTTCAAACGCTTCCTGATAGTAAGTGTCGTTATCGTGATGCTCTGCAGTTGCGATATAACCAATTACATTGACGAAATGCCCCGGCGGACCGTAAGTCATGTAAAGCCAACGCTCTCCGTTTTCATCAAGCTCGTCGTCGTCGCCCATCACTACTGACCAGATTTGAGTCTGATCATAACCAAGGTTTCTTAGCTCATGAGGGCTATGTGCGTATTCGCCGTCTTGGTCGCCGTTTTCTGATAATCGTGAATGTTCCACAAACGGAAATTCTTTTATATGAGTAGTCATGCTTTTTCCTCTAATTCAATTTCTTTGCCATACAAGTCAGTAGCCCAGTGATGCAAAACATCCCAATTGACCCCATCGTTGGCGTCATGGTTTTCTGAAGCAGTGATGAGAACATTCATGGCTTGTTCGTCAGTTAAGTCCGGTCGCAAGCCATGTATATCTTCAACTGTCCATAACATTGCTATGCATTCTCCTTCAAGATACCCTCGATGCGCTCCCACAAGAGAAACAAACTCTTCTTTAGCCAGTGTATTTGCTTCGTCTTGGTCCTGAGCTTGTACTGTAATAGTCCGCTGGACCATGCCTTCCACACTTATGTTATAAGTTGTCATTCGTCCTCCTTATGCTTAATTATTTTCACGGTTTCATACTCAAGGTTCTCTTCGTAGGCCCTAGTGCAGTCACCATTTGCTATATTTTGTTCGGCCTCGTCTTCGTTTTCAGCTTCAACGTAATAGGTCGTAAGCCATACTTCTTTTATAAGCACTTCAAAATTCATA